ACGAGCTGGGTGGATATCGGTTGGATATGTTATCATGTTGGCATCTGTTGCAGGGATGTTTTCATTAATGGATCAATCTGTAGAAGCAGTTTGTATACCCACTAAAGATGAAGCCCAAAAGTTCAAAGATGATATGCTAAAAAGAGCACAAGAGACTACTCCCGCTGTACAATCATAAAAACCGACAAGTACGATAGCACTGCTAATCCAATAACAAATAACCATAACGGAAAGATAGTCGATACCTTCTTTTGAGTGCCAAAGGGGCGAATGTTCCCTTCTGCATCGAATGCCAACGACGGCTTAATATACAGCAATCCAGAAACTAAAAATAGATAAATCGTTACCATCCATAGTTTCGGACTATGCTTGACCGACTCTATCATTATCTGGACCGTGTAAAATAGTTTCAGAACAAAAATACAGACCTTCTATAATGAGCGTGCTCCAAAACAGAAAGGCTTTTGCCGATTTTATAACTCGAATCTTTCTGAAATCACGCAGCACTGGATTTGATGCAGAAGATGAGGACGCAGACATGTGTTCCAAACAGGGCGCCTCCACTGCACAGGAGCTCTTGCCGTATCAAAAACTTGTCCGCGATTACCTGCTGATAGAAACACCCTATCGAGGACTTTTGGTATACCATGGTCTCGGATCTGGAAAGACATGCTCCGCAATCGGTGTCGCAGAATCAATGCTTTCTACTAAAAAGATATTTGTTCTACTTCCTGCATCTCTCCAAAGCAATTTTAGACAGCAACTTCGAAAATGTGGAGATCCAATTTACATGACCAGCAATCACTGGGAGGTTCGCATAGTTCGTAATGAAGCTGAAAAAGTTCCAGCAAAGGCTCTTGGAATATCTGACGACTTTCTGAGATCACAAGGTCGGTATTTTGTGACAGTCCCAGATCGTGCAACAAATTACAATGCGCTACCTCTCGATATCAGAAAAGGTATTGACGCTCAAATATCAGATCTTATTAATTCTAGATACACATTCATCAATTATAACGGTCTCAACTCAGACAGCGTCAAACTGTTGGTTCCAGAAGATGACCCTGCTACCTCCAAAACATTCAACGATAGTGTAGTCATCATCGATGAGGCTCATAATTTTGTGTCTCGTGTAATCAACAAGTCTGAAATCGCACGCAGGGTCTACGATGCAATCTACTATGCTCAAAAATGCAAAGTTGTAATGCTTTCTGGTACACCCGTTATCAATCGACCAAATGAAGTTGCATATTTTATGAATCTGTTGAGAGGTCCTATCGAACGAATTGTTATTCCCACAAAAGAGATGCCTGTTTGGGATGAAGCAGCCATGACAAAGTTTTTCAAATCTAGAGAGGATGTTGATACTGTCGAATATAACAGTATGAAACGCATCATTTTTATTATACGAAATCCTCCACATTTCAAGAGCGTCTACAACGATAAGGGTGATCGTATTGCGGTTCAGTATTCAAAATCCCTTGATAGACTCACTAATCAAGCGTGGGTCGCATCTATTCGAGAGCCGTTTAAAGCTGTACTACCTGGATCAGAACTTGGAGACCCCTCAAAAGAAGTACTGGAATGCCTCCCAACAAAATTTGAAGAGTTTGTTAACTTTTTTATAGATGGTCTCGATGTCAAGAATGCATTGTTATTCCAACGAAGAATACAGGGACTTGTTTCGTACTATAAAGGTGCAGACGAGCGAATGCTACCAAAAAGAGTTGATGATGAAAAGATGCTTCAACTTGTACCGATGTCTGATGAACAGTTTAATAGATATTTGGAAGTTCGGTGGAGAGAGATCCAGATGGAATCCAGAAAAGCAATGAGAGGACCTGGTGCTCTCAACGAAGATTTTACAACTGCGAGAGTCCTGTCCCGACTTGTGTGCAATTATGCAGTTCCCCCCGAATTGAAAGAAGGTATTGAAGAAGAAATGACCGAGAATCAAAAAGTAGATAAAAGTGCCATTCTTGCAAAATTAGTTGCAAATCCTGATAAATATTTAAGACCCGCTGGTTTAGACACGTATTCTCCAAAATTAAAACGAGTCCTAGAAACGTTAAAAGCTGCAGTTGGTCCAGACAATTTTAAGAACCAGTTTGTATATTCTGCATATAGAGAGTTAGAAGGTCTTGGTATTTTTGGAGCAATATTGGGAGCAAACGGGTTTCAGAAATATAAATTGATACAAGAGGGCGGTGTCTACAAAGAAGATCCGGCGATGAATCCTGACATTCCTGCGTACGCGTTTTATTCTGGAAAGGAAGAGGTCGAAGAAAGAGAGATATCTCGATTTATTTTCAACGAGGACTATATTGGATTGAATACAGAGTTCCCTAAACATGCACAGTCTATTCGCGAAAGTATTATTTTGAGAGGAAACAAAAAGCTGTTATGTGTTCTGATGGGCACTGCTGCAGCCGCAGAAGGATTGAACTTGATGAATGTTAGACATATTCATATTGTAGAACCCCATTGGAATCCTGCAAGACACGATCAGGTTGTTGGCAGAGGTATTCGACTGTGTTCGCATGCATCTCGTCAGAAATTGGAGGGGGCAAATATTGTTCGGGAGCCTGTTGCACCCGAAGATAGAACGATTGCAGTTTCGTTTTATGTCACAATATTTTCAGAGACTCAAAAGACCAGTCCAGCAGGGTACAATATTGTTCCAATCCGCAGAGCAGATACTCTACCCAAAAGATATGATGCACCCGATATCCCAGGTTCTAGACCACCAGATGCATTTATGAGTTCTGACGAATTCTTGTATGAGATTTCATACGAAAAGAGTAGAATAACATCTGGTATTTCTAGGTTATTAAAACAGGCTGCAGTCGACTGTGAGATTCACAGAAAGTTGCATTCAAAGGAACAACCTGTCATTCAGTGTATGCGGTTTGATTCAACGGTCAAGGGTGAAGATCTAGCATATAATTCTTCAATTAAAGACGATGAACTTGATGTAACATTCCTTCGCAATCAGATGAAGCGTAAACGTAGGCTTCAGCGGATCAAGATTAAGGATTTTGTATTTCTGGTAGACCCAGATTCTAAAGAGATATTTGACGAACCTGCATTTCAAGACGGACAGCGTTTACTTTCGCTTGGAACGCTTGGTTCTGACCGTATTACGTTTTTTACGGTGTCTTCGGCGTGATGCCCCCATCAAACATTTTTCCAATTTTGCACCATATTTAACGTACAATGCAAGTTCTTCATCTGATGGTGGACCAACAATAAATGTTTCGTCAGACGTTCTTATTCCTTCTGGAAAATATGTTTTCATTTTTTGAATCAGATGTTCATCAAGTTCTTCGACATTGCACTGACCCTCTTTTTTCTTTTGTCTGTTTTTCATAAGTGGAAGCATATATGTCCCAGACATAAAGTTGAAATACGATTTTCCTTTTTCAACTTTTAGTTCTCCTGCTGCTATAATTTTTGAGGAGCCAGTTCGAAGAACAATTATTTGGTGAATTGTTCCTATCTCGAACATTGATAATACCCGACAGCATGCAAACTTTTCAGCCAAAATCCAAGTATATATTCCATCTTCTTTTGGAGGTTCTTCCATTATCGGAATATTTTTGAGAAAACCGTCTATATCAAATGCGGAAGTATTAATCTTGTACTTTACTCCAGATTTTTCAAACTTGCATTGTGCTGCACTCTTTGGTTGAATAGCTATTTCTATTGGCAAACTTGACTTTAGAACAGATACATCTTCACACGGATTTTCTTGTTTAGGTACGTCCGATAGTGTTTTCGGGACGTAGTCGTCATCAAACATTCGCGTTATTATGAGTTGCGACAAGTTCTAGGAACTGATCGCAGATCCTGTACCATGGGCGAGTTCCTGCAACTCGGATACACTCATCCTTATCTGTATTTGAAAGAATGCGGTCCATTGCAGCAACAATGTCGGCTACAGGTGCTGTTTGTGCAATGCTACCAATTCCAGCGGACATTGCAAGATACGAATATTCAGTTGCAGGAATAATCTCGGATACAGCTGGGGTCATAAACGACTGGTAATCTCCAACATCAATAACGACTTGCGGCGCACCAGTTGCAAGGTGTTCAAGCTGGCACAGACCAAACCCTTCACCGTTTGACGTATTAATTCCATAATCACATGCATTATAAATCCCATTAATAGACTTGTCATCAAAGAGCTGTCGATTCGTGTCAACGCAAATGACTCGTCCCCCATATTTGAGAGAATCCAGTTTAAGAACTTCAATCTCATTCAGCCAGATTTGAATAGGGTTATAAAATGCGCCAGACGTAGGGCTCATTCCAGTAACAAATACAATATATAGAGGTAGATCTGGATTCTTCTGTACAAGACGAGCAAATGCCATAATAGACAAATCGAGACGCTTTCTCTCAGAGTTGCGGTTCATGTTCAGAAACACGATACCGTCTGCAGGTACGTTCAACTGTTTGCGAATTCCGATCCGCTCTGTATCGCTTACCCGATTATAAATTTGAGTATCAACCCCATGCTCCATAACATCGATAATCTTGTCGGTTGTTGGGATGCGAGTCATCAGATAATCCTTCCACTTTTGGGTGAAGCAGAAGATACGGTCAGCCCTGCTCTCGATCGTGCGCAATAGTCCTTGGTCTGCTCCCTTGAATACCAAATCAAGGTAAATCCACAATTTGAAGGTCTTTGGGACGTCTTTAATAGATTCCAAAAACTGATTGACGACGATTGGATCGTTATAAATCATGACGATATCTGGGGATACAGTATCTACATATTCTGCAAGCTTATTAAACCCAAATCCTTGCTGTTTGGGATCCTCATTTGCTCCTGCGTCATATTGAATAACATTCTCAGTCTTTCGAATACCACCTGCGACAGTTACCGAGCGCTGAAATCCGAAATGAAACACTTTTACAACTGGATGAAGAGTCGACAGTTGCTTCAACAGGTTGTGTGATACTTTTGAATATCCGGTAACCTGTTCGGTATGGGTCGAGACCAGCATAAAGCGAGTAGGTTTGGTTGCCGCCATTTTATTATAGAAGTACGTTCCCAGTAAATGAAATATTGGTTCTCTATAATATGTCAAAGAGCGGACTTTCTCGAAGCGCCCCCTTACAAAATATGAGCGTGTGTACTGGATGCGTTGCCAATCCTGTTCGACAGTTTTCGAGCGCCTCTGAGGTTGCAGAGTTCAAAAAACGCAGTGTCACCGCAGCATTTTACAATAATCCATCGAATATATATCCTATCAAAAATAGATATTCGTCGATTGTTACCACATACAAGGGTGCAGAAGCACAGTCGATACCTGTCGCTGCTTCTACGTGCTGCCCTGGTCTTTTAGGTGCAATATCTGATGGAAAGGATACGCCTTTTTTCTTGTACAACAAGTTTAATCCAACTTGATTTCTAATAACGAACATTCTCCTTCATCTTTGGAATACGCGTGAATGATTCAAATCGGTCCATATACGGCACTGCTGGTATATCATACAGTTCTGTTACCGAGTCTGAGCCCGCTCTAGTCCCCACAAATTTCCGAACATTAGAACCGATCCAATCGTAGTTATACCTCAAACTCAAAAACGCATGGATAGCCACAGCCATCAGAAGAAGAAGTATAAGCCAAGCCATTGTTAGAAGTTATGAAACAAATCATGGGGAAAGGATAATATGCCTGGCGGTCTTCTCCAACTAGTCGGCGTGGGTGCCCAAAATCAATTTGTCAATGGTAATCCGTCAATGACCTACTTTAATACGATGTACAAACGGTTTACAAACTTTGCAATGGAGCATTTTCAGCTCAATTTTAGAGGAACAGACCTGAATCTGACATCGGGTGGAACAAAAACAATCCGATGTAAAATTCCTCGATATGCCGATATGCTCCACGATTGCTATTTATGTGTGAATCTCCCAGACATTTATTCACCAATTTCGCCAGATACAGTTGGTAGTCCATCTACCGCAACAGCATATCAGTTTGACTGGATTCCAAATATCGGATACAACATGATTGAGAATTGTTCATTGCTGATAAACGGCACAGCTGTCGTCAGCATGACAGGAGAATGGATGAAGCTCTTGACCTATCTTAAATACAACAAGACCAAGCGAGACCTAATTGATGAAATGGTTGGGAATGTACGAAGCGTATATGACCCTGCAAATGCATACAATAGATTGAATCAATATCCAAACGCTATTCAACCTTCTTCGGTTGTTCCCCCTCCGTCTACACCAGCACCATCGATTGTTGGACGGCAGTTAAATATCCCACTACCGTTCTGGTTCTGTGAGGAAATAGGTCAAGCACTGCCACTGGTTGCGCTCACAGAAGGAGAAGTAGAAATATCTATTACCTTCAAAAATATCTACCAACTGTTTACGGTTATAGATGTAAGAACCACAAATCCAAACACACCTTCAACGTATGGAATGCGTGTCCCAGGTATTTTTGGCGACAACTATCTAGGAATCCAGAACTTTTTGAGTCCTCCAGATTTTTTTGGAAACCCTACAAATCTTGCCCTTCAAAACTGGAATTTGAACCCATATATTGAAGCTAATTATATATTTCTGACAGAGACCGAGAGAGCACATGTTGCAGGGTATGATAGGACATACATGATTACACAGCCTCGTCAAATAAATATCAACAACCAGTACGGTCTCAACGATGTTTTGATACCAATGTTTAACCTGTGTACGCGAGTTGTTGCAGTGTTTCAGAGAACTGATTTGGCTCTACTAAACCAGCCAGACAACTATACAAACTGGGACAATCCTGATGTTCCACCGCTGTCTACAGCTACAGCTACTTTCGGTCCTCTTACATTTTACACATCTGGTGTTCTGAATCCACTTGCACCCGCTCCTAGGGACATATTCCAAGAAGGTAAGCTGATTTTCGATGGAAAGGATCGTTTCAACACAAAGAATGCAAACTTTTTTGAGCTGATTGAAAATTACAAGTATTCTGCAGGAGATACAACGACACTACCTGGTATCTATCAGTACTCGTTTGCAATTAAACCAACCGAACCAACACAGCCGTCTGGATCTGTAAACGGTTCAATGTTCAACAAGACCTTTTTCCAATATACGTTGCAAGTTCCTGCAGTGGATCCAGCACTTCTTGGAGACTCTGTTCAACCCGCAGTCTGTGTTGTAAAAAGCACTGTCTTCAACCCTGTCCCGACTCAGGTTCTTCCATCTGCAACACAGCCTCCGAATGCACCGTGCGATCAACTAGCAGGTGGGTCAAATCCTGTTTGTTTGCCAGCATTATACCAACCTGGTCAGACAATAACTGTTTACTCCCCGCCGACGAATAACGGCATGATTTTTCAGTATAATGGAGTAATCTATGTTGAATCATACAACTTTTTGAAAGTTACAAGCGGCACGGCAAATCTCGTGTTTAGTACATAATGAGCAGTTCCGATCCAGTTCCGGATGTTGCGCCAGATGTAGTCCCCGATGCAGCGCCGCCAGCGCCAGCGACTTCTGGTCCGCCAGTATCCAGTCCAAACTCGTTTTTCTTTTTCTTGCTTGGCACAGGTGCAATATTGATATACTATCGGCTCGCATGGGAGGCAATTTTGACACTCACAGGCGGGACGTTACCTAATTTTGTATTCTGGTTATGGATGGTTCCGATTGCGGGTATTCTTGGTTCGATTATAGTACCCTCTATTGGCGCTAGTACGTCGTGGGTAATTCTAATGTCGGCAGTATCGGGAATTCCAATGATTCTTGCGGCTGGGTATGTTCTTCTATACGGAACCCGTACAGATCAATTGGGCTCAATTTAAGAAGCTCGGTCATCGCTAGATCTGGGGTATCAAAGTTCCTGAATAAAATCTGATTCACTTCTGCTGGAGACCACTTGCAATCCATATTTGGAGCTGTCCATACAGCGTGTTCTGTATCTAATTTATCGTAAAATCCTTCTACCATATCTTTTAGAACTTGAACACTACACTTTTTGAAATTCACAATCATGTCGATTCTGCCTGGACGAATCAGGGCGCGATCGATACGCTCAGGAAAGTTTGAAGTAATTACCAACATTCTACCAGATGCTTCTAATGTTCCATCCAAAATATTCAGAAGAAACGATAAATCAATAGGCTCTTTCAAAATCTCGTCGTCAGCAATATGCGCAAATGGATCTTCCTCCTTTTTTATAACGATTTCCCTCTTCCACTCACGACGCAGAACAATATCGCCCATTGCATCAATGTCTTCAATCACGTATAGACGCTCTTGGATAGGAATAATAAATCGTTCGAGAGTCTGTCCGTTATATACGTTAATGTCATCGCTGAAAAACAAATGTCTGAGCTGCGCTTTTGTCTTTATTTCGGAAAGCTGAACATTGATAATATGCCGTCTTGCAACGTTTGCAATTGCCTTTGTCTCTGATGTCTTACCACATCCTGGGTCCCCATGGAACAAAAATCCAAGTGTGTAAGGGATACCCTTTTTCTCATACCATCGTTTATTGTTCAAGAAAAACTCGGTATGCTTTTTAACCTTTTGCTGATCATCAAAATACACATTGTCGAACGTACGCGTAGTCGTAAACTTGTGCTTGCTGTACACTAAAAACTGCGTGGGAAGTGGGTTCTGTCCTCCACGAGCTTTACCCTTTTGGACGACTTGGTCAAAGAAATATAGATTTGTGCCCAATTTATTCTGCATACGACGGTCATAATCTTGGTTGCACGTTTCTACAAATGCTCCAAGGTGCTGTACGCTGTGTTCATACGAGAAAATACGAAACTTTATATTTTTGATAGAACCTTCGTCTACGTCTATAGATTTCAGATGAAAGTAGATGTCAGTGTCAATCATCACTGGGTCGAATTCATATGGCAAGTAATCGTGGTTTGCAATCGCGAGCAGCTTTCCGATAGACGAAGAACAGGTTACATAATGAATAATTGCATCAATGCGCGTCAAGAACGGAGGAGCACCTCCTTTTGCAGTCTGAGACACATTGACTCCACGCTCACATTCAATCTCAGATCTCGGTTGTCTATCTTGATTTATTAGTTTTTTTGTACTAAGATGTTCCCATACCTTTGGGAGGTATCGTTGAGCGGCTTCCCAAAGACCAAGATAGATAATGTTCCGAAATGGGGCGTATCCAGTGATCGCTTGAAGAGTTATAATACCCTTCATGATATCCTGTAAATTCATGGCTTGCATTTGTGTTGCTAAGCTGTATTAATTCCCATACATTTATCGAGAGTGTGTATCGTCGAATGTACGGGCTTGTTTCTTTTGAGGCGAAGCTGCTGGGATGCGCGATCGACAGTTTCGTTTGTGAGGCTCACATAGCTTTTGATATCTCGAGACGATGCTTGGGTATTGATAGAAGGCATATACAACCTGACAGGAGGCATAGCGATTTGAAGTGGGGCACCACCCTCTTTGATATATCGCCGATACTGGTCAATATTCAAGGTTCCGCCAAACATTCGAAGTACACGTTTATCGGGTGCAGTAACAAGATCAAATTTAAGTTTCACAAAAACGTCCTTGTACATTGATTGCAGGAGGGAATGACGAATCCACTTTTGAGAGCTAGACAATGAAGCATCTGCGTACACAAATGCGAGTGCACAGCTTGGAGAACAGTAATTACCTTCTGCAGTATAATGATTTGTATATACGTCATAATGTGTAGGGCAAATGAATGACTTCCATGAAAACGGGTGACAGCACCAAAAACATGCAGTTCCGATAGGATATTCTGTCTGATGGTGAATTTTCGCAACAATCTCGTGAATTATGCTCTCGTCGAATTGTTGTTGGGTAACTTCTTCTTTTAGTATATCTGAATATTCTGTAGAAGCAGATAAGCCGATTGGAACATTCTTTTCTTTTTTTGCAGTTTGGGCGTCTTTGGACACTTTCAAGAAATATATAATAGGTGGATCAGAAGCTGGTGCCTGTTGAGGGGCTACATTTTTTCGTTGTCTAGGGGGCATACTCTTTTATATGTGTAGTTCTCTGCCTTAAACTCCTTCTATTTCTTTTGAAGCTGTGTTTTTAATGTGTTTAATTGTGCTGTTAGTGCAACATTATATCTTGTTAGTGCAACATTATATCTTGTTAGTGTAACATTTTGTGCTGTTAGTGCAACATTTTGTGGTGCTAGTGCAAGATTTTGTGCTGTTAGTACAACATTTTGTGCTGTTTGTGATGTTAGTGCAACATTTTGCGATGTTAGTGCAACATTTTGCGATGTCAGTGCAACATTATATCTAGTTAGTGCAACATTCTGTGCTGTTAGTGCAACATTCTGTGCTGTTAGTGCAACATTCTGTGTTTTTAATTGTGTTGTTGGTGCAGCATTTTGTGTTTTTAATTGTGTTGTTAGTGCAGCATTCTGT